GGCTTCACCATGAGGGGATGCCGGTTCCGGTGTAAGTTCTGCGTCGTTCCCCAGAAGGAGGGGGCACCATACGAGAACAATACCATCGCGGAAATTTGGCAACAGCGCGACAGCGACTTTGTCGTTTTGCTTGATAACGATTTCTTCGGCAACCCTGCCTGGGAGGACCGGATTGCGGAGATGCGTCAGCATGATCTGCGGGTGTCGTTCAGCCAAGGTCTGAACATCCGCATCATTACCGATGACCAGGCCAAGGCCCTCGCGTCCGTGCATTTCCGAAACCTATCGGGGAAAAAGAAACAGGTTCATTTTGCGTGGGATCAGTGGGGCAAGGGAACCGAAAAGCTTATCGATGAGGGGTTCGCTCGCGTCACTGATGCCGGCATTAAACCATACCAGATGGCTTTTTTTGTTCTGATCGGCTGGCATACTACCGAGGAGCAAGACCTCTACCGGATCGATAAATTGCATGGTCTTGGGGCCGATGTGTTCGTAATGCCATATAACCGAAAAGACCCATACCAGAAGGCCCTGTCGCGCTGGAACAACCGCCATATTTGGCGGTCAGTGCGCTGGCCTGACTATCGCCGTGCCGGCTGGCAACCGAAGCAACAACGGGCTTATGAGGCGGCAGTTGGATGAGAATTACGCTGAATGATTCCGAGATGCTTCAGGCGGCCCTCATCGGCTGTACGAGGCACATCGAGAACTTGACCGGCAAAACCCCGGTGAAAAACAATTATGGGGCGCCGGAGGAAAGGGATTGGCAGTTCCACGTCGATGGAGCGATGGGCGAAATGGCCCTCGCCAAGTATCTGAACCGCTTCTATGCCGGCAGGGGGGAGCGTGGCGCGCCGGACGTCGGCGATGACGAGGTGCGGACGACGCACTATTCCAGCGGTCATCTTGTCCTCCATCCAAGGGATCCCCCCGACCGCAGGGCCTGGCTGCTGACGGGCCTGAACGGGAAATACATGGTGCGCGGCTGGATCATGATCCGCGAAGGTCAACAACAACGGTTCTGGGGGGTCAAGAAAGCCAAAGACAGGCCCGCCTTCTGGGTGCCGCAGGAAGCCTTGCATGAACGAAACAGCCAACCTTAATCTTGACTTCTCCAAAGCCCCGACGGTCTGGGAGTTCCTCCGCGACGACAGTTTCGTCCGCGGCATCGCCGGCCCGGTGGGGTCAGGCAAGTCCTACGCCTGCGCCGCCGAGATCATGCTCCGCGCCGTCAAGCAGAAGCCGTCGCCACGCGACGGCATCCGTTACAGCCGCTTCGCCGTTGTCAGGAATTCCTACCCCATGCTTCGGACGACGACCCTGAAGACGTGGATGGAATTGTTCCCGGAGAACATCTGGGGGAGGGCACGCTGGTCGCCGCCGATCACCCACCACATCAAGCTGCCAAGCCGCGAGGGCGCCGCCGGCGTCGACGTCGAGGTGATCTTCCTGGCCCTCGACCAGCCGAAGGACGTGAGGAAACTGCTGTCCCTCGAATTGACCGGCGCCTGGATCAACGAGGCCAGGGAACTGCCAAAGGCCATCATCGACGGCCTGACGCATAGGGTTGGCCGCTTCCCGACGAAGGCCGACGGCGGCCCGACGTGGCGCGGCATCTGGATGGACAGCAACCTCCCGGACGACGACCATTGGTGGTTTCGCCTTGCCGAGCGCGGCGAGGCGCCAAAGGGCAAGTACCCGTGGAAGTTCTACCGCCAGCCGCCAGGCGTCCTCGAGATCCCCAAGACCGAACTGCCAGAGGAACCCGAGGCCAACGGCTTCGTCCTCTCGGCCAACAGGTGGTGGATGGTCAACCCGACCGCCGAGAACCTGTCCAACCTGCCGGGGGGATACTACGAACAACTGGTCGGCGGAAAGACCCTGGATTGGATCAAGTGCTACGCCCAGGGCAAGTACGGCTACGTTCAGGAGGGGAGGTCGATCACCCCGGAATTTGATGACGAGGCGATGACCGTCGAGGGCCTCGAGTACGACCCTGCGCTGCCGTTGCAGATCGGCGTCGATTTCGGGTTGACGCCGGCGGCCGTGTTCGGCCAGCGGCACGTTTCCGGCCAATGGCGCATCATCCACGAATTGGTGACGTTCGACATGGGCCTCGAGCGGTTCGGCAACCTCCTGAAGACGGAATTGGAGACCCTCTACCCGAAGGCCGAGGTGATGATATGGGGCGACCCGGCTGGTCAGCAACGCGATCAGATCTACGAGGTGACGGCCTTCGATCACCTGAAGACCCTGGGCCTGATGGCGAGGCCGACGAACACCAATGATTGGAAGACGCGCCGCGAGGCGATGGCGGCGCCGATGATCCGCTACATCGACAAGCGTCCCGGACTCCTCGTCGACAAGAGGTGCGGGCGCACCCGCAAGTCCCTCGCCGGCGGATACCACTTCAAGCGGATTTCGATGGGCGCCGGCCAGGAGCGGTTCAAGGACGTGCCCAACAAGAACGAACATAGCCACGTCGGCGACGCCTACGGCTATCTCGTGCTGGGCGGCGGCGAACACAAGCGGATGACCAAGCGGCCCGTCCACTGGACGCGAACGCCGGTGGCCAAGCACGATTTCGATGTCTTCGCCTCTGAATGACGTCCAGGGCCTCAATGCCCGATTCGGGCTGACGGATCCCAAGCTGGTCGAATTCCACCCGGCCCTCGTCAGCATGATGACGCCGCGGGCGACGGACAAGGTGTTCTTCGATCACGTCGATAATTTCCCGTCCATCCTCGACGGTTATTCCCGCATGGGTCCAGCCTACTGCGCCGTCCTTCACGGCAAGCCGCTGGCCGTCTTCGGATGCATACCGCTATGGAGGGGCGTCGGCGAATGCTGGCTGGTGACGGATGAGGGCCTGCCGCGAATCGCACGCCCATTCCACCGCGTGACGAAGGAAATGTTCAGGCTCTTTATGTCGGAGTTATGCCTGTTTCGCCTTCAGGTCACGGTTCATTCAGGTAATGGTCTGGCTGTTAAATGGATCGAAAGACTTTACTTTAAGCGGGAAGGCCGTTTGCGCTCGTTCGGCCCCGACGGCGAGGATTTTTTCATGTATGCAAGGATTGATGATGGCCGGCCTCTTCTCGGCGCCGAAAGCGCCGCCGCCCCCTCCAGGGCCTGACCCCGAACTTCTGCGACGGCAGCGCGAACAGGACGAGCGGCTGGAAGCCCGCGAACGTCGTTCTTCGGAGGAAATCGCGGCGAGGAAGCGGGCCCGCCGTTCGGCAGGACGGCGGTTGCTTCTGGGTTCCCGCGAGGATGCCTTCCTTGGCGTTCCCACGCAGACCACCTTGGGCCCCTCCTATTCCCGTGAGCAGGCCGGACGGACGGCCTGATGGGCGGCTTCTTTTCCAGGCCGGCACCGCCGCCCATGCCCGCGCCCGCGCCCGCGCCGGTGAGGGCTCCGGCCACCGATACCAGCGCCGCGCAACGCGCCGCCACCGCACGCCGCCGCCGCAGAAGGCCGCTTCTTAGCGGTTCATCCCTTGGCGTTCCCGACGTCGATCCCGCCACCGGGCTCCAGACGACCCTCGGGCCGCCGCGATGATGACACCTGAACAACTGAAGAAGCGTTACGACGCCGCCTGGTCGCGTAAGGAGCAGTGGCGCGACCTCTACGAGCAGTGCTACCAGTACGCACTCCCCCAGCGCAATCTGTACGACGGATACTGGACCGGCGGCACCGGCGGCCGCCAGAAGGGGTCGACGGTATTCGACTCGACCGCCGTCCACGGCGTCCAGCGGTTCGCGAACAGATTACAGTCGGGCCTCTTCCCGCCGGACAAGGAATGGATGACGCTGGAGCCCGGCAGCGACATCCCCGAGGACGTCAGGGGCGAAGTCCGCCAGGGGTTGCAGGGGTATACCGACAAATTCTTCACGTTGCTGCGCCAGACCAATTTCGATCTGGCGATGGGCGAATTCCTGATGGACCTCTGCGTCGGCACCGGCGTCATGCTGGTCCAGCCCGGCGACGACCTCCAGCCGATTACCTTCCAGGCCATCCCGCAGTTCCTCGTCGCCCTGGAGGAAGGGCCGCAGGGCACCGTCGAGAATGTCTTCCGAAAGGTCAGGGTGGCGGCCGAGAACATCCAGCGCCAATGGCCGGACGCGGACATTCCCGACAAGCTGGAGCGCCTCATCGAGGACAAGCCGCAGGAACCCGTCATGTTGCAGGAATCGACGGTCCTGAACGTCGAGGACGGCGACTACGGATACTACGTCTGCTACAAGGACGAGGCCGACGCGGCGCAGATTCTCGTCCATCGCTACCTGAAGACGTCTCCCTGGATAATCAGCCGGTACATGAAAGTTGCCGGCGAGGTGATGGGAAGGGGGCCTGTCGTCCAAAGCCTCGCCGACATCCTGACCCTGAACAAGGCGGTCGAACTGTTGCTGAAGAACGCCAGCCTGAACATCGCCGGCGTCTTCACGGCCGTCGACGACGGCATCCTCAACCCGCAGACCATCCGCGTCGTCCCAGGCGCCGTCATCCCGGTGGCTTCCAATGGCGGCCCCCGCGGGCCCAGCATCCAACCCCTGCCGCGTTCAGGCGACATCCAGTTGACCCAGATCGTCCTCCAGGATCTGCGGATGAACATCAAGCGCACCTTGCTTGACGATTCGCTTCCGCCCGACAACATGAGCGCCAGGAGCGCAACGGAAATCGTCGAGCGGATGCGCGAACTGGCTACCAACCTCGGGTCGGCTTTCGGTCGGCTCATCACCGAGACGATGGTCCCATTGGTGCGGCGTTCGATGGCGATCATGGACTCTGCCGGCCTGATTTCCCTGCCGCTCAAGATCAACGGCCTCGAGGTCAAGATCGTGCCCGTCTCGCCCCTGGCGAAGGCGCAGAACATGGACGACGTGCAGGATGTCCTCCAATGGTTGCAGGTCGCGTCGAGCCTCGGCCCCGTCGGCCAGGCGACGGCCAAGATGGATGCGATTTCCGATTACGTCGCCGACAAGCTGGGCGTGCCGATGCAGTTGAGGACGGACGACGACGAGCGTATGGAAATGGAGAACATGATGCAGGAGATGATGCAGCAGCAGATGGCGGCGGCGCCGCCGGAAGGGGGCCCCGTTGCCGGTGCGTAAAACCAGGAGCGGCGGCTACAAGTGGGGCTCCAAGGGCAAGGTCCATGCGACCAGGGCCGGCGCCCGGCGGCAGGCCAAGGCGGCCTACGCCTCGGGCTACGGAAAGCAGAAAATGCCCAAGCGGAAGAAATGACGGCCAAGGTCGTCGATATCAATACCCCCGGATGGGAGGGCGTCAACGCCGCCTCGCCGGCACCGCCGCCGCAGTCGGATACCGAGCAGGGCGCCCTTGACCGCGCCATCAACAGGATATTCCAGACCGATGACGGCGCCATGATGCTGGAATGGCTCGAGGGTGCCTACCTGTCGCAGCCGTCGTGGGCGCCTGGATTCCACACCGATTTTGGGTTTTTTCGCGAGGGTCAGAACACCTTGATCCGCGAGATGGTTCTTAGAGCCGAAAGGGCGAAGGATGGCAGATGAAGTAGAAGTAGAAGAAAATGCAGAACCCGCGTCCGACGAGCCGGCGCCGGAGGGATTGCTGGCGGACATGGATGAATCGGACGAGGGCGCGAAGGAGCCCGACGGTGAGCCAGACCATATCGACAAGGTGGCCAGTGGCGACAAGCCCGAATGGCTGCCGGATAAGTTCTGGGATGATGATGCCGGCCCCGACTACGAGGCGCTGGCGAAGTCGCAGAACGAACTCTACAAG